TCATTGTTGACGTCTTAGCTTTGCCAACAATTCCGTGTTTTGACTAGCCGTCCCACGATAATTTGCAATGCCAAATTGTTGTGCCAAGTCTTTTCGATGAGCAAAACTAGCATCTTCACCCATACTTTTTAAATAATCAACCACACTTGTTGTATCGAGATCACCAGTGGCATCTGATGATAATACAGGTTGTTGTGATTGATTATTATCACGCAACTTATTCAGTAGCGACAAATTTTGCTCAGCCGTTCCTTGATAATTCGTGATACCATGCGTTTCCGCCAACTTTTTACGATTTTGATATGAATGATCTTTTCCCATTGCATTCAAATAATCAACAATACTGTTACCTTGGTAAGTTCGTGTTTTTTCATCTTCACTAGCTTCTGATTGCTGTCGTTGCTCGAGTTGAAATAAACCTACTAAGCCATTGACGTGTCCTTGAGCAACTTGTCTAATCCACGTTTGATCACGCATGTTAACCGCATCATCTGCATGATCAATAAAGCCATTTTCCGTTAAAAGCGCCGGCATACGTGACGCCCTTAACACATGAAAGTTAGCTGTCTTTTTCCCTCGATTCCGCATGCCAATCCGCTCAACGATACTTTGATGCATCACATCACGCATTGCCGAGGTATCAGATCCAGATGAGAGTTGGTTATAAATAAAATCTTCATAGCCCGTTCCCCCACCAGCGTTAATATGAATACTCAAAAAATAGTCAGCACCCCACTGATTAGCGTCATCCGTCCGCTGCTGCAAACGAACTGTTCGGTCACTGGTACGACTCATTCGGACATCTACCCCTTGATAGCGACGTAATAACCGATTTATTTCATGAGCAATATCTAATACCAGATCTTTCTCCTGCAAACCATCCGCAACCGCCCCTGGATCGGTCCCGCCATGACCTGGATCAAGATATATTTTTACCATCCTGTTTACCTCCTTTTAAGTGTTGGTCTGCATGTTGCGCTTCTAAAGTGAAACTATTATTCTTCCAACTTGCCCAAACGGTCACGATAATTGAAATCAACACAGATACCCCTTGATAAATATCATCATCCGTAAAAGGCAAAAGTTTAAAGTCAAAAAAAGAAAGACCTAGCTGATTTAACAACATTAAAAAAAGGGCGATCATTCGCCCCCACGTTTGTTTATTGACACCTTTGATATTTAACATCTATTCACCCCCGATAAATCAAAATAATTAACGTAATTAAAGCAAACAGCCAACCACCCCACTCACGAATCGTTTGACCTAATAATTGCTTGCCCTCACGCTTCGCTTCGATTTTATTAATCTTCTCTTCTACAAAGCCTAGCTTCTCACGCAAGCCATTATATTTGTTAATCATCTTTCGCGTTTCACGCATTTCTAAGCGCAATTCATTAAAATCTACTTGAACCTGGTTAAGCTGTTCAAACAACTCCTTATTGGTATACCATTGACCACGCTCACCCATCTATACCTCCCCTCCTTTAAAATAAGGAAATGATACCGGTTCACCAGAGCAACCCGTATCATTAAACACTTAGCGATTATTTCTTTAATAGATTTGGAATAAACCGAAACTTCAATCAGCGAGCGTGGGCCTACAGGGTGTAGGTCATGCAGACGTTGCCACAGGACGTGGCGTTCTTTGTCTACGATCTTACCCGCTCACTGATGGTTTTGCGTGGATCAGGATATTAGTTTCCGTCTAAATAGATGAGCTCTACTCTCTATTTTGAGGCGAGCGTATTATGGACGGTTATCTCTGATAACATGCAATCAACGACATTACAAAAATCCCTATTCGTTTGTTCTATAGCAAATAAGTTAGTTTTTTCTTAAACTTGGGACCAACATAGTTTAACTTCATTGCTTCCTGTCGTTTTGCTAAAATTTTATCCATTTTAATGAAAAAAACAAGCCTATTCGACTGGTTGATCTTGATTACTTGATTGTTGATTCTCTTGTTTTAATCGCTCGTTTTCTTCTACCAACACAGCAATTTTTTTATTTGCCTGTGCTAATTGATTCGACCATTCCATCGATACAACATCCATAATTTTATTAATATCTTGATTCATACTTTAGCCTCCAATTTTTTTATTTTTGTGTCTAAATCATCTACTTTTTCTTTTAGGTCTTTAACGATAGGAATCAAAAGCGTCCAAGCCCGTTCTACAATATTTTCTATCTCCCCGCCAATGTAGTCCACATACTCAGGTAAACCTACATCTTCAAAGTCATCTGCAATAATTCCATAATAGCGTTTAAGCCCATCTATACTGTTATCATTACGTTCGATCTCTCCTTTGTCATACCATGATTTAGGTTTTATTTCCAATATTTTATAAGGGTCTACGTTAGCTAATTCAATTTCTGTTTTATATTTTTTGGCTGATGTAACTCGGTAGAATCTAGCTTCACTTGAACTACTAGCAAAAGAAATCCTCACATTGGTTGCATTACTAGATGTTAAATTCCAAGTTGCTGGAGAGTATAAGTAGCCTCTTTGGTCTACCCACAAGTCACTTCTAAAGGAACTACCCGAATCATGCGACCTTACATGAAAAGGGGAGCCATTTGTCCGATTTCCATAAAACACCCAATCATTTCGATATATAGAAATGATATTCCCGTTGTATCCACCAAACATCAAACCATTATCTCGACCTGCACCTGCAGCTGCGTTTGGCAACGTCAATCCGCTTTCAACATGTATTTGACCGTCCGGAAAGTAGGTATCGTTTGCATGGATCCGCAAAGTGTTCCCCCCAACAATTTCGGATATTCCGTTGTCCCACGCCCAACTACTTCCCCAGCTAAACCCCACGTGCCAATCAGGCAACCCTGTTCCGGGACCACCAGTTCCAACTGCAAACTCATGAGAAGATCCTTTTTCAAAAGTGATAAGTGATGGAGCTATGGTTTCAAAGTCTGTTTCTTCGAAAAATGTCTCTATTGAGATTCTTTCTATTCCAGTATCTCTATTTATTACAAAAAAGCCTTCATTGTTTAGCACGATATCGTTTTCTTCGCCTTTTTGGGTTATTGTTGATCCATTTATATTAACACCAGTTATATCACCCGCCGTTATTGTACCTAAATTAGCACTGATTGCCGAAAGATTAGCCGCATCTATTTTATCTGCTGTAACACTGGCAATCTTGGCATCAGTAACCGCTAAATCATCTATCTTAGCTTCTGTGATTGCAGCCTTAGCAATTTTAGCGTTAGTAATAGCGCCACTTTGGATAGCCGCATTTCCGACTGCTAGCTCTGCTATTATCCCACTCTCAGCCGTTATAGTACCTGTCGCTATCTCGTTAGCTGTAATAGTGTTAGCGTAAATATTTCCTCCGTCAATATACGTTGTATCTTCGTAGCCCCACAATTTCAACGGGGCATTGTCTGCGTAAGCTTGATGATCTTCTGGTGCAGGCGACCAATCTGTGGACTTGTTGCCCTCCTCCAATTGTATTTCGCGCATTTTATAGTGACCATGACTCCCGTGGACGTAAAAGCAAAATGTAAAATAGTTATTACCAATACTCTCATTAAGAAGGAATTCGCAATGTTGCCACACGCCAGGTTGTATATTATATTTAGTATTAATATTGGCAAAAGTAATATTACCAGTGCCAGTATCAACAAAAGTTAACCCTGACCCCGATCCATTACCTCCGTCCTGATCTGGGTTATCCCAATGTCTCATTGTTACTACAGTGTGACTAGATTCCGGAATGGAATCTACTTTAAAATCAAAACTGACTATATATTGTCTTGTTCCCGATCCTTGACCTTTTGTTACTTTTTCGTTGCGTATTGGTGTTGCGCGATCAACAGAATTTTCGACATGTAATATATGGCTGTTGGGCTTATCGTCCTCAGGTGGAATCACTGACCATTCAGTCAGTATAGTTTGTCGCCAATTGCTACGCCCATCATTAAATGTAGAGTTTAACAGTAGATTTCTTCCACCAAACTCAATCTTAGTCGGATCGTACCCATCATCAAACTGTACCCCGCTACCGATCTGTATACGCTCAGTAGCAATAATACCTGACGTTATTTTTTCGGCATCAAGATTATCAATTTTAGCGTTAGTTATAGCGCCGTTTTGTATAGCGGCTGTACCAACTGCTAACTCTGCGATTTTAGCACTTGTAATGGCGTAATTTTCAATTTTTTCTGTCTCAACTGAACCTTCTGCAAGCTTTTCAGCTGTTACCGCTAGGTCATCTAACTTAGCATTATTGATCGCGCCATTTTGAATTTTAATGGCAGATATAGAGTCGTTAGCTAGTTTTTCCTCGTCTACTGCGTTATCAGCTAATTTATCTTTAATAACTGAGCCGTCCGCTAGTTTTCCAGCCGTAACAGCAAGGTCAGCCAGTTTTTCAGCATTAATAGCACCCATTTCAACGTCAATATCCCGCACTCTGACGGTCTCTGCACTTACCTCTACCGAGTATCCTGATGCAGTTCCTCTTGTATTAACTGCCCTAACTCTGAAAAACCACATTTCGTTCGTTTCCGCTTCAAACATAACACTTCCGGCCTTACCACTCCAAACCATATTGCTAAGGGCGGGCGTAAATCCCGGCGTTTGTGACGCATATACTTCATATGCAGCAATCGTTGACGAATTGTTATAAGACCACTTAACCGCTATAACCTTAAAAAAGCCCTCCGCTTCAACATTTTGTGGTATTTGCGGTGTGTCATCTTTAAAGTTGCTATCGTCTATCTCGACGTTTTCAACCGCTGTGTCTGCATAGCTTGTTGAGTTGTTGTAAGCAGTTAAATCACGTTCCTCAATTTCTTCTTTGTTGTACGTGTATTCTTGCAACTCATTAAAGCTAATTCTAGCATTGATTTGTGCTTGCAACTGTCGCCAAATATTCGTTACCTCTTCCTCGGTAAACTCAATAAAGTCCCCTAGCTCAATGTGCTTATTTGACTTATTAAAAATATCGCGGCGCTGTTCAAAAACACGTGCTTCAATATACAATGGCGGACTAAATTTTTGGTCCTTGATGCGAATGGTATCCCCGAATCGAATTTGCTTGTTTTGCATGTCAGGGACGTTTTCAAGATCAACAATGTCGCATTCATAGGTAATAAACGCATGAATACGTTTATCAAGTTCTGTGCGACCATATTGCGCTAATTGTTCTAACGTCAACTCTGATTGGTTTGACTGTGGTTCAAAGACATCGACTAAATGTTTTAATTCACCTGTCACTGGATCTGGTCTGCCCCACCTTTGTAAGGCGTCAGCATTCTCCACTAAGGTTTCAAGACGTTCACCATCTTCATTTTCCGGACCTAAGCATAATAATGCGGTGTAGACTTGACTGACATCTTCCTTACGCACAATCCCCTCTAAGTCTTTACCAAACGTGATTTCTCGGCCCTTCCAGTCACCGACGCGTTCTAATAAGTCAACATAACGACCAACAATACGGCCACCTTCCGTTTCTGTTCTAAAGCTTAACTCGAGACCAAATTCGTTTGCGGCACGTTTTAGAAAAGCAAACGGATTGGTATAGCTGTCAATGTTAAACGTAGCGGTAGCATTACTGTCCATTCTTCCCGGACGCCATTCTGTACCATTAGTAGCAAAGCTCACCGCTGTTGTCGGTGTGTATCCTGTTAATGTTTGTGGTTCGACAACAGCAGCTTTTCTTAATTCTAAATAGCTAGCTAGTGCTAAGACCCGCACTTCCAAACCATTCGGGCCACGTGTTTTAACGACTTCATCAATAATAAATTCAGTGTAGCCTTGTTCTTCAGCAGGAATGATCATACGGTTTCGTTCAGTTAAATATTCAGCAAACTTTTTATCAGCTAAAGCAGTAAATTCAAACGTTTCTAGGTAGTCTTTGAGTGAACGTCTATGTTCATTCTGCAAAACACTTCCTTGATCAATTGTGTCTAAAATAACATTTGTCTGTCCATTTAAAACATGTATCATTTTATCACCTCCTATTTAAAGCGCTCTTGATAACGTACAGTTGTATTAAAATGCTCTTCTGGGTGCAGGATAAGTTCATTTTCTCCTGTTTTAAGGGTGAAATAATGGGCACCAAAGTCTTTAAGTGCCGTTACATCTGCACCATTTAAGAGCATCTCTTGATTTTTTGTATCAAACGTGATGATATCCCCCGGATAAGCCATATAAGGGATCTGATTTTCAGTCGATTGCGCTAATTTTTCTATCTTTAAGCGATTGACCCTGGCTAAGTAAGGGGCTCTTCGATCACGCCATGATCGGATATAAATTTGTGCGTATTTTACAGCACCGATCCATTCATTGTCGATATCGATAAAACGGCGTTCAATTAATGTGTTACTATCATGCACACCATTAACCACTTCAGCAAAATACATCGTTGTTTGATTGCCTTCACGACGCCAGCGGACAAAGAACATTGACGATCGCCCTAAATCATTGTAATTAAAGTTTCCAGACCCTACTAAATATCGCGTTGTTCCGTCAACATAATGTCCTACACGGCCAAGGCCACGGCGGTTATGAAAGTCTCGATTACCGTCACGAACACCAATTTTACCTAAATTATTTAACCCTTCATCAAACAGATGGATCTCAATTCTAAAGTTTTCCTCGGCCAAATTTGTACGTGTATCGAAAACAGCGGTTAACTCAAAGTCTTGGACAGGCTCTGGTAATTCCTTAATAATTGCTGGTCCATAACCATTCACATCTGAATCGCTAGAGGGGGTTCCATAGTCTGCAACAATGATTCCAGTCCCATCATAAGCAAAACTCCCTTCCGATATATGACCTGAAATAGGATCCACTTCGGTTGGTGAATCGTTCCATTTCGATAGGCCTTCACCACGCTCATCTAATATCGTTTGTCGAGTATCCACAATGGTTCCTTCATCCTCATCAACAGGATAACCCAATAATAAATATTCGTTTAAATGGTTCTGTACCATCGCAAAAGTAATCGGCGCTAGCACCTCGAATTCAAAAGTGGGATAAGCAGTTGCCGTTCCCTCATTGTTCACCTTGAGCGTATTAGACGAAAAAACCGATTCTTTCTCCTCACCATATTTATAAGGATCGGAACATAGGAAAACAATACTTGCGATAAGCGTATTGCTCTCTTCTTCCGGTAAAATATGACTTTGCATGGTTGCATAAAATAGAAAAGCCTCATCAGTAAACTGTAACTGCTTTTTTGATCCTTCCAATAAATAATTTAAACGTGATAAACGCTGTCTAAGTCCAGCACTACTTTTATCCGTTATTTTGTATTTGACTTCAATTTGACGATGTGTCAAATCAGGATGATCTTGTTCTAGTAAACCATCCATCCCCATGATGTTTATCGTTTCAATTAATTGTTCGCTTTGACTACGCCCCGTTACGGTTAACGTTGTAAAACTACCTTGATCGTCTGTTAATAATTGATCTAAATTATGACCATTAAACATCGTATTTAATGATAAGGAAGCACTCGATGTGCTCCCTGCTGTTGTATCCACAAATTGATACATATCGCTCACCTCCTAAGCAAATGATTTTTCTGTCCGATGGATACGATCTTGTTCATGATTAATATCTTCAACAAAGCGACGGAATTCTTGGTTTCCAATTGAGACATTAATAAATGCAGATTGTTTCTGACTAGATAATTGATGCTGATGCCTTTGATTTCTAAAAAGTTGGGAATCACGATGAATATGATTTACTTGACCGGCTACATCGAGATCTGAAATAGGGCGTTCGATTACACGAGCCATTGCCTCAGAGGCACGACGTAATTTCGTCCGTGAATGATTTAAGCCGATTTCCAACCCTTGCCCTGTATATCTACCATACTCTTTCATCAACTTCGACGGGCTGGCAATGCCTAATACTGATTTAATCGGTCCCGGTACCACTTTAGAGATGAGATTTCCTACCTTACTCGAAAGCCAGCTTCCCATTCCTTTAATACCTTCCCAGAACCCTTTTATTAAATCGCCGCCCCAATCCAGTGCATCGTTAAATAGATCAGTAAACCAACCACTAATCGAATCCCAAAGCGCTGTAAAAGCTGGTTTGACCGTCTGCCAAGCATTGTCCACTAAGCCTTTAATACCATCCCAAATGGAATTCCAGATCTTCAATACCGCTTCTTTCATCCCTTCAAAATCACCAGTGAACATGGAAGCAAAAAATTCAATAATGCCTAAAATGACATTAATGACCGTTTCAATAACAATCTGAATTCTCTCCCATGTTTTTTCGATAATATGTTTAACAATTGGCATTACGCGTTCAAAGATGTTTTGGATAATCGGTAAGACATATGCAATAATATCCTGCACCTTATCCATAACGGTCTCTATAATACCGTAGATAAAACTAAAGATGTTTTCAACGGCATCCATAATCGTCTCACCATGTTCTAACCAAAACGTCTGAATCTTTTCTAATTGTTCTTGAATAAACGTGATCACCTTTCCTAGAACCGTTTCGATAATCTCCCAAACATGATTCATAGCTTCTTGAATCGTTTCCCAGATCGATTCAAAGATGGTTTGCGCTTTTTCAAGAAGTACTTGACCATGTTCTTCCCACCAATCCGTAATAAACGTCCACACATTCGTAACCACATCAGCAATTTCCTCTACAATTGGCACAACGAAATCCCGAACAGCTTCAAAAACACGATTAACAATATTTTGAAAGGTCTCTGAATTTTGATAAAGCTCAACGAAAAGCATTGCTAATGTAGCCAATACTGTGGCGAAAATAACAAATTTATTGGCGGCAATCAACTTATCCCAAATGGTAAAAGCTTTATTTAGCTCTTGAACAGATTCCCAAATTTTTTTGAAAGATTCTTTGGTTTGATCTGCAAAGCCATTAATCTGTTCAGCTGATTTATCAAAGCCTTTGGCAATTTCATTAACCGACTCTGCTAGTTCGGTAAACGGGTTATTTGATAATTGTTTTTCGATCACACCAATAACACTTTTTATTTCACCAGCTGTACTTTGTAAAAAAATCGTAATATCATTAGCTTCTGACACATTTAAACCTCCCTTCCTAAATTAGCAACATAAGCTGCCTTTGCCATGTTTTTTTGTTTAGTTGATAGACTAACTTTCTTTTGAATTGGCCTTTCTATTTCCTTAATTCGCTTGTCATAGTCATAAAATTGTTTAAAACTCTGAAAAACTGGCACTTGCCGTTTTCCTTTTTCTTTAGTTGCTTTCACTTGTTGATGGAGCCATGCTTGCAGATGCATATCATATTCATCATCGATACGTTGTAATCGAAAGGCACGCATTCTCATCTTATATTCATATAAAGTCATCAACTCAATCTCACGTAACGATTGACAATTCAAATAGCGAAAGCAATTGAGAATAATCGATTCATAGGTTTCAACCGCTTGGTTTAACTTTCGCTCGCTTTTGCCTGTTGATTGAATGTTTTGATCGTGTGAATGACCGTCGCTGACTTCCCCATTTCAGTTTCGATCTGTTCAAATAGTTTGCTTAAATCGCCTTCTTTTTCTGCATACGTTTCAATAGCCTGATCAATCTCATGCATTGCAAAACCTAGGTGGGCGGTAGTTGCTTTAATCACCTCTGTTAATGCTACTGGATTAGCCTGTTGTAAATTCATATAAGCTAAGTTAACACCCATCCCAAATTCGAGGCCTTGATAATCGACTTTATACACTTGATCAAGCTCACGGCAAAATTTTAATCCAAACTTTAATTCAACTTCTCTATCCTTAATATAAAACTTCATTTCATAACCTCCTATTTTTAATAACCAAATTTGTAGCTTTCCATCCTCATCCGTTTGCGATAAGACATTTATTTCTCATTAATCGTGTAAAGAAAAAGGAGAAGGCGATTATGCCCCCTCATTTCCTTCCTCACCTTCTGCAACCGTGTCTTTAAACAAGTATTGGATCGCTTCTTCTTGTTCCTCTGTTAAGGTTGCAAAGCCGAATTGAGGCTCCATCTCAACGGTAAATGTACTTGAAATCGTTGCATCCTCTTCCGCACTAGAGACATCTTCCCATGAACCAAGGTAACCTTGTGCATAAATAGCCGGGTACTTCTCTTCATCATTTTTTAGTTCTTGATCAACAGTCACTTCCCAGATTTCTAGCTTTTCTCCTTTAATTACAGCCTCTCTTAACATCGCTGCAAGTGGATCTTTCTTCGTTTGAATCGCTTCAATACTAACTTCAGACTCTAGTTCTCCTGGTTTAACAATGGTGCCATCTTTCGTAATAATCGTCTCAAGTTCACGACTATAGCTAAAGGTATGGCTTGTTTGAAAAACAAGCTTGGCCGCTTGATTCTCCTGATCTGCTAACTTTCTAAATAATAAAATTTTATTTTTTCCTTCCAATACTGATTGAATAGCTGTTTCTGACATTTTTAATTTCCTCCCTAATATTTTTTAAGTAATTGATTTCAATTGTTTTTAATCGGTCAATACGTTGGTGATCGAGAATAATTCATAGCACTACCTCCTTGTTTGTTGGTGCAACCTTTTATTGACGTGTTGAGGTCAAGGCTTCAATTTATCGCCATCAAAAAAACGAAGATTCAGCTGTATGCTATCTCCGTTTTAACGCAAAAATTGATTTAATTGACTTAGCCTATTTCACTGCACTTTTCACCGTTGCTTCTTTGCTAAATTTTTATACACACTACCGCATGATGAAATCGATTCACGTATAAAACGAAACTTCAATCGGTGGGCGTTGAGTGAATCAGGAATTAGCCCCACCTTAGTAGTTTAATCGATGCCCTCTAGTTTGAAGCAGGCGATTTACGGACGATTATCTGTGATAAAAATAAAACAAAGCAACTGCTCGTCCTTCAGTTGCTATGCTCTAATTTTCTACACTACCATAATAGCACGGTTTTTGATTAAAAAAATGACATGGGAGTGACATTGCCTATCTCCAACCTAACACTTCAATCGTGACATGAATAATTTCATCTCGCCAACGCATTGCTTGTCGTTTACTAATAAAACATTGATCAGCAATGGCATCCCACGTATATTTATGATTTGACCAGTATCTCACTTTAACTAATGCTTGATATTCGGCTGGTAACTTTTCATAAACCGTATCAATAGCTTGAACAATTTGCTTTAAATAATCTAACTGTTTGTGCTTCGCTAATTGCAGGGCTGTCGTCTGCGTTGGATCACGAATAATATTAGCATGTCCACCTCCAATATTATCATCGCGTTGCCACGTTTCTTGATATGGATTGATAATAGTCTCTTCTAATCGCTTAATTTCCCTTAGCGTCTGCTGGTAATTTCGCCATTCAGCCTCTACTTTTTTAAATGTTTCTTTTGTTACTTTAATGTCATACACGATACCAATCTCCTTCATGGATTATTAAGTACCTTTAAAAGGTACTTTAAATTAAAAAAATATATATTCTTTGTGTTTTCTCTATATTTTATAATATAATACCTAAAAAAGGTACTGTCAACCCATATTCATACTTTTTAAAGGTATAATCACTTTACAAAACTAACTTAAAAAGGTACCATTAAAGGGAAAGGAGCGATAAAAATGAGTGACTTAAAACAAACTTTAGCACAGCAACTCAAGCAACAATTAGCACGAAAAGGGATCACACAAACAATGATGGCTAGAGATTTAGATATACCGGAAATGACCGTTTCTAACTGGATCAAAGGAAAAACGTACCCTAGACCAGACAAATTACAACGTCTTGCAGATTATTTTGGAACAACGAGAAGCGAATTGACAGAAGACCTACCAGATAACCTTACACCGATTGCAGCACAAAGTGTAGCGATCCCGATTCTTGGTACCATTGCGTGTGGTGATCCAATTACGGCTGAAGAGAATATAAAAGGCTATTATTATGAGTCCCCTGACACGTTGCCCAGCGGTCATTTGATCTGCTTAGAGGCAGCTGGCGAATCCATGTCACCTACCATTCCACACGGATCTGTGGTTTTGATTCGAGAACAACCTGAAGTTGAAAGTGGTGAAGTTGCTGCGGTACTTGTTAATGGCGCAACGGAAGCTACGCTGAAGCGTGTAAAAAAGCAAGGTGATACATTAATTCTCGTTCCGGATAATCCTAGCTATGATCCGATTGTCATTAACGAGGACAACCCAGCTAAAATTATTGGGAAGGCGATCAAATACACGATGCAATTATGA